ATAGAGAAGCATACAGCGAAGATGCCAACCAATCCTATAAAAAGTTTGGTTCATCTTATGATTCGTGGAGGCACGGATTCCTTGCACCAACATTAGAAACTTGTGCAGAATATTTAAAACCTGGCAGATATATGGCATGGAATATTGCAGACTTGTTGGTGGGGGGAAATTACCTTCCACTAGAACAAGACAGTAAAGATATTCTTGCATCTTGCGGATTGGAATATAAATACACAATCAAAATGGCGTTAGAAGGAATGCCAGGTCAAAACAGAATGGGTGAAGATGGAAAACCTACTTGCAAAAATTATTGTATGGTAGACGGCAAGTATTTTAAATACGAACCAGTACTTGTATTTTGGAAACCAGAACAATGAATTGTTTAGTAACAGGTGGTGCAGGATATATTGGCTCTCATGTTGTTCTTAAACTAATCGAACAAGGCCATGAGGTAAATATAATTGACAATCTTTCTACAGGATGTCAAGATGCTTTAGACCGTCTTCGATGGAATGGATGGTCTGGAGAATTTTTAAAATCTGATATAAACGACATCCATAAAGTTTCTCCGTTTCTTCAAGACCTAGGAGATATTGATATATGTTTTCATTTTGCAAGTCATATTTCTGTTGGAGAATCTGTTAAGTCGCCTCTTAAATATTTTGAAAATAATGTTGGCCAATTCCCAATGTTTTTATCTGCCATTACTTTTTTGGGGGTGAAGAATTTTGTTCTTTCTAGTAGTGCCGCAGTTTATGGTGATAAAAAATCGACAGAATCAACATTAGAGTCCAGTTCTTTAACTCCAACAAGCCCATACGGCACAACAAAAGTTATATTAGAACAAATACTAGAAGCATATTCAAAGAGTAATACCGATTTTAAATATGCCTCGTTAAGATATTTTAATGTTGCGGGATGTAACATGGAAGGAAAAATTGGAGATTTTAATTTCGAAGGTAAAGAGAATTTAATTCCAATGTGTTTCTCAGCATTGGCAGGGGTTAAAGATAATATAAAAATATACGGAACAGATTATAATACAAAAGATGGAACATGTATAAGAGATTATATTCATATAGATGATTTAGCAGATGCACACATATCCATAATGGACAAGTTAGATAATAATTGTTACAATGTTGGCAACGGCATTGGATATTCTGTTCGAGAAATAATTTCTTCTTGTTTAAAAGTATGCGGTTCAGTATATAATAAAAGAATTAAAGTAGAAGAAGCCGATAGAAGAGATGGCGACCCAGAATACTTATGTGCAGACCCTTCAATGTTTAAAAAGAAAACAAAGTGGTCTGCAAAAATCACAGATGTAGATGATATAACACGGTCGGCATGGAATTGGATTAAAAAAATAAAACATCTTCCTTGACATTTATGAGAATTCAGGTATAATACACAGATGAAAACAACAGTAAGCAACGCTTCATACCAAGAGTATCTTACAAGTGTTCTAGAAGGATATTCTAAAAACTTTATTGTAAAGACATATAAACTGGCTTGTCAAGAAGAGTGGATGGGATTTGAAAGAGGCAAAGATATTAGAGTTCAAATACAATGGAAAGGCAAATGTATCTGGGAATGGGTACTTGAAAAGACCTTTTGGATTCAAAGAAACACGAATAAAGAAGATAGAATTTATATGCGTAAACACGCAGATGTAAAACTCAATGCATGTAAAAATGCATTGGTTAAAAAGAATCCCACCAAAAAGAAAGTTTCTAAATCGTCCAATATAAAAATAGGACACACCCAAGATAATTTTGAAAAAATGAAACGAACCAAACAATGATTTTAATTGATAACAATCAACTTTTAATAGCAAACATCTTCAATCTTATCAAATATGGCGATATTGAAGATACAGGACTATTAAGGCACATGTGCTTAAACACATACAGAATATACAACCACAAGTTTAAACAAGACTATGGTGATATAATAATTTGTCATGATTCTCCACATTGTTGGAGAGCAGAATCATTTAAGCATTATAAAAAGAATAGAAAAAAGGCAAAGCAAGAATCCCCTCATGATTGGAATAAAATATTTGATTCTATGATGATAATTAAATCAGAGGTAGAGTCTGTTTTCCCTTGGAAAAATATTTCTGTACCAAGGACAGAAGCAGACGATATTATTGCCATTATTTGTAAACATTCTTTACCAATAGAACCTGTTGTTATCGTTTCTAGTGATAAAGATTTTCAACAACTACAAAAGTATTCTAATGTAAAACAATGGAGTCCAAACAAAAAAGACTTCTTAACATGTGACAATTCAGAAGAATATTTAAAAGAACATATTATTCGTGGTGATTCATCTGACGGAGTTCCTAACATTCTTTCAGAAGAAGATACTTTTGTAAAGGAAGACAAAAGACAAAAACCCATGACAAAAAAGAAGATGACAGAAATAAAAGAAAACATAGAAACCTATAAAAAAACAGATAGATGGAATCAAAATAAAACTCTAATAGATTTTGAAGAAATACCAGAAGAAATCGAAAATGAAATAATGAAAGAATATAACAAACCGTATAATAAAGAAACAAATAAAATATTTCCATATTTAATGGAGAATAAACTTGTAGAATTACTTGAAACGGCAGAGGAGTTATATTAAAATATTAAAATGGCAAAGAACAAAAAAAGACAACGCAACTACGAAGACCCAGACGACAGATTTGACATTCGAAACAGTGCAAAAAGAAAAAGTAAACACGGAAGAAAAAAAGATAAAAAATATTTAAACGATATGTTACAAGGAGATATTGACAAAGATGCATATCATGAGTATAATGATAACAAGAGATAAAAACATAATGGAGATTATATTATGACTACAACCGCAACTGGAACAACAATTTCAAACGACACATTAGAAGTGCTTAAAAACTTTTCTTCTATTAATTCTAATATTTTAGTAAAAGAAGGAAACACACTAACAACAATATCCCCTGTCAAAAATGTAATGGCAAGGGCAAATGTTACAGAATCATTTGACCAAGAATTTGGTATTTGGGATTTAAATAAATTCCTTGGAACTATTTCATTGTTTGAAGACCCAGAATTTATGTTTGAAGAAAAATCAGTTACAATAGAGTCTAAAAAGAATAACAGTTCTGTACAGTATTATTATTCTGAACCTTCTCTTTTAACAACAGTGAACAAGACAATTAATATGCCAGAAGTGGTGGTTGAATGTGTACTTACTCAATCCCATTTTAATGACATTCTAAAAGCATCTTCTGTTCTTCAGGTTAATGATATTGCTATTCGTTCAAATGGAGATTCGATTGAATTGGTAGCAATGGATAAATCTGATAAAACAAGTAATAGTTATTCAATTGAAATAGGCAATCTAACAAACCACAACCAAGATTTTATTTTCTATTTTAAATCAGACAACCTTAAAATGTTGCCTGGCAGTTATGATGTAAGAATTACAGAAAAAGTAGTAAGTGAATTTAAACACCAAAGCAGAGATTTAACATATTGGGTTGCACTTGAAAGTGATTCTACATATTCGTCATGAAAAAAGCATTAATCACAGGAATTAGCGGACAAGATGGTTCTTACCTTACAGAACTTTTGTTAGAAAAGGGATATGAGGTGCATGGAATTGTCAGAAGACATTCCACCGCAGAAAATCAGACCGCAAGAATAGAAAAGTGGCATGGACACGAAAGATTACATTTACACTATGGAGATATCACTGATGTTTCATCATTGATTCAAATCATCCAGAAGAGTGAACCAGATGAACTTTATAACATAGCCGCACAATCTCATGTAAGAATTAGTTTTGATATTCCAGTTTACACAGCAAGTGCAACAGGAATGGGACCTCTTCATGTATTTGAAGCAGTTCGTATTGTAAACCCAAAGATTAAAATCTATCAAGCATCCTCTTCAGAAATGTTTGGTAATAGTATAGACGATGATGGCTACCAAAGAGAAACTACTCCAATGAGTCCAGTAAGTCCGTATGCGTGTGCAAAAGTATTTGCATATAATATTGCAAGAAATTATAGAAACTCATATGGTATGTTTATTAGTAATGGCATACTTTTTAATCACGAATCTCCAAGAAGAGGTTCTAATTTTGTTACAAGTAAAATTGTAAAAGGCGCAATTGCAGTTGCCAATGGAGAAGCAGAAAATCTTCCTTTGGGCAATTTAGATGCAACAAGAGATTGGGGACACGCTAAAGATTATGTGAGAGCAATGTGGATGGTGTTGCAACAAGATAAACCAGATGATTATGTGTGTGCAACAGGCGTATCTCATAGTGTTCGTGACTGTTGTGAATATGTGTTTGGAAAACTTAATATGGATTATAAAGATTATGTCATATTAGACAAAAGATTTCTACGACCAGAAGAATTAAAAGATTTAAAAGGTGATTCTTCAAGACTCCGAACTGAATTGGGATGGACACCCGAATATAATTTTGAAACTTTAATGGATGATATGATGGTAAACGAAAAAGGATATAGTAAAACATTTAAAGATGTTTATGTTCCTTATGACCCAGTGAGATAATAATGACAACGATGACAAAAGAATTTTTATGGGTAGAAAAATATAGACCCAACACAATTGAACAATGCATTTTACCTAAAGATATTAAAGAAACATTTGAAGGAATGGTTTCTAATGAAGAAGTTCAAAATCTTCTTTTGTCTGGCGGAGCAGGATGTGGTAAGACAACAATTGCAAAAGCACTTTGTAATGAGATGGAACTTGATTGGATTATTATAAACTGTTCTGAAGATGGCAACATAGATACCCTCAGAACCAAGATTAGAAACTTTGCGAGTAGTGTATCAATTAGCGGTGGAAGCAAAGTTGTAATCCTTGACGAATTTGATTATGCAAATGCACAGAGTATGCAACCCGCACTTCGTGGTTTTATTGAAGAGTTTTCTAAGAATTGTAGATTTATTCTTACTTGCAATTTTAAAAATAGAATAATTGAACCCCTCCACTCTAGATGTACAAACATAGAATTTAGGATTCCTAACTCAGAAAAACCAAAGTTGGCCTCTAATTTTTTAAAGAGGATAGAATATATTTTGGGAGAAGAAGGCATAGAGTACGAAGAAAAAGTATTAGTACAGTTGGTGATGCGCCATTTCCCAGACTTCAGAAAAGTAATAAATGAACTGCAAAGATATTCAGTCGCGGGTGTAATAGATATTGGAATTTTATCAAGAGTAGGTAGTATCAAAATTAATGAATTAACTACTGCGATGAAATCTAAAACATTTTCAGATGTTCGTAAATGGGTGGTTGAAAATTTAGATAACGACCAAACCAGAATCTTCAGAAAAATTTATGATGGATTATATGAAACGATGAATGCACAAAGCATTCCAAGAGCAATTCTTATTCTTGCAGAGTATCAATACAAGTCTGCATTTGTGGCAGACCAAGAAATTAATATGACTGCATGTTTAACAGAACTTATGATAGAGTGTGAATTCAAATGATTAACTCAATTGGATATAAACCACTACCATTAGAAGTAACAATAAAAGAATCATCAATTGATGGATTAGGTCTTTTTGCTGTAGTGCAAATTGAAGAGAAAACTATAATAGGTTTGACTCACAAGAGTGATTTTAGTTTTGAGCATGGATATATTAGAACTCCATTAGGAGGGTTTATAAACCATCACGAAGAACCAAATTGCAGATTACTTCCCAGACCAATTGAAGGTGGATATGTTTTATATTTAGAAACATTAAGAACAATTGAACAGGGTGAAGAAATAACAACAAAATATTCTATATGGAGGCAACCTGAACATGTCCAAAGGATTTAAACCATATGGTGATTGTGTTGTGATTGAATTGTGCGAAACCAAAACCACAACAGAAGCAGGTATCATTTACGAATCAAAGAAGAACATCCCTTGGATAAAGGGCAAGGTTCTTTCTATTGGTCAAGGAATGAAAAACGAGAAGGGAAATATATTCCAGGCAGAATTCAAAGTAGATGACTATGTGGTATTCGATAAAAGAAATGGCGCAGACTCTTATGAGGGACTGGCGGTGGTGAAAATTCAGTCAATCGTTGCAGTAGTTGATAAAGACACAGAGATATCAGCATGAAACTAGGCGAATATTTAAAAGCAATAAATTACACTAAAGAGAATCTAATGGATTCAGAGGATGAGTATATTGAAAAGTCTTATATGCCATTTATAGTTAATAGGTGTTTGTCCTTTTTTCCAGATACTATTATTCAAGCAAATGAAATGAATAAAAACTGCCAAATAGATAAGAAAATGCAATTTGATTTTTTAAAGGGATGTATAAGAAAGAGTAAAAGATATAGTCCGTGGATAAAGGAAAATCTCCCCGAAAGCATAGACCTAGTGAAAGAATATTTTAACTATGGTAACAGAAAGGCAAAAGAAGCACTAGAAATATTATCAGATAAAGATTTAGAACAAATTAAG